CAAATGTATCAATTAGAACAATATCCAGTCATTTTTGATTCTATTCGTGTAAGCATAGATGGATCTAGCTGGGAACTAGTTGATTACTTTACAGATTCACAACCAAGAAAAGAATTTCGTGTGGAATTCGATTCTGAATACCATGCTTATATTATTTTCGGAAACAACAAAGCTGGTCTAATTCCGCCTGACGGATCTTCAATTCAAATGACCTACAGATCTGGTGGCGGAATAATTGGCAATATCATTAGTGGCTTAGTAGAAACGCAAACTATCATTAACGCCAAAGAATTTCAGTTCCCAGTACCAATCACATATTCAAATTACACACGAGGCGAATATGGATACGATGGAGACACAATAGACGACATTCGTGATCGTCTTCCGAGATACTTAAAGATGCAAAACAGAATTGTAACTGGCGAAGATTACAAAACATTTGCGGACTTGTTTTCTACTCCTTATAACGGTCAGATTGGCAAATCTGTAGCGGTTTTAAGAAACTATGGTTGTGCCGCCAACATTATTGATTTGTACATTTTAGCAAGAGACCTAACGACTGGATTGACTATTGCTTCTCAAACTTTAAAAAACGAACTTCAAAACGCTATAGAAGAAAAAAAGATATTTACAGATTATGTTTGTATAAAAGACGGAACACAAATAATAGTTGATCTTTCGATAGAGGCGGTAGTTCCTCGTGCCTACAGAAAATTTGAAGAAGAAATGCGAGAAAAAATAACAAGAAGAGTAAATGAATTTTTCGCATTAGCTAATTGGGAATACGGAGAAACACTTAGGGATTTAGACTTACTAAAGAAAATATCAGATGTGCCACAAGTCGAAAGATATGAAATAGGGTTTACGACAGACGACCCAAACAATAGCGGACATATTGTTACAGCTAAATTTTTCGAGATAGTAAGATTGGATGCTACATCGATTTCGTTCACATATATTTAATTTTGGAGATACATTGTTAGAAAAAAATATTCCGCAAATTAAAAAGCCTATCGATCAGTTCAATGATGTTATTGAAAAAAATAGTATATTGATCACAAAGTTAGGTAATTCTGTTTTGGAGAAATTATATTTAAATGCCGTTAAAACAAACATCGCATTAAACACAACTCTAATTAGATTTGAATTATCCACAGAAAACTCCAGTCAGTGTCTATTCGATCCATACAAGATAGACACAATTAAAATTTATTTTGTAGAAAGAGACTTCAACAATACAAGCATTAGCGAATATGTTAACACATACGAAAAAAATGAAGATAAAATAAAATTAGAAAATGCATATAAAGCAACATGTGAAGATCCAAGTGAAGCTAATATAATAAATTTAAAAAAAATAAAAAATCAATTAGATGGAAGTAAAATTTCAAATACTTTTTACTTTAAAGACGCAATCATTACTTATAATCTTGGAACACAAGATTTTCCTGCTTGGCTAAGTAGCGACATAGAAAATTCAATTGCAAAGCACATCACTGAAGACGCTGATGGCAACACAGTAGAAGGCATTTTTGAATTTAATTGGGATGCTTCTTCGAACAGAGAAGGAGATTATTTTATTTGTTGGACATGGACTGTGACTCCTGCTGGCGATCAATTTTCTTCTCATATGAGATTTACATTGTTTGGTGATAATTCAATAGTCACCAGTATACCATCACATGTGACCGCACCAAAAAAGTATGAAACGCTACTTGAAAGGTACTTGCCAGAAACATACAAGACAAAACTAACAGACAATGATTTAACATCAGATGTTTTAAATAAATTAAATTTATCAGTGGCTTCTGGATTTACATTTTTAGAAGATTTTGCGAATCAAATTATAGATTTATATAATCCAAGAGTTTTGCAAGAAAAATTGCTGCCATATTTAGGTAATTTTTTAGATGTTAGTTTGAAATCTACTGATCCGACTTTGTGGAGAAGACAAATAATAAATGCAGTGCCTATGTACAAGCAAAAAGGCACTAAAATTGGCCTACAAAGAGCCTTGGACACCATAGGAGTCAAACTTGTAAGTTTAACTAGACTTTGGCAAGTAGTATCTGAAAACACATGGCAAGAAGCGTTTGTCTACGATGGAGCAATTAATGAGTTTGAGCTTAAAAAGAAAATATCAAGTTACGATCTAACTAATTTCGAAGTTTATATTAGACCTATAAATGAAACTAATTACATACAATTGAGTTTAGATTATGTGTTGTTCGAAACAATAGGAGATGTTAGTGTTGTGACTTGGATTGGCGAAACACTTTCCGATCAACCAATTGCTTTATACGAAGGAGATATATTAAAAGTAATCTACAAATATAAAGACATCGACAATTCAATAGAACAAGATCTTGAAAATTATATAAGACAATTGCCTTTACAAGATTTAAGAGACGAAAGAATAGTTGTGTATCCTCCTAAAAATTGGAATGTAAGGCTCATCGAAGAGTCCGATCCTTTGTTTGATCTTATTATTCCAAATAGATTTCCATTTCACGATAAAATCGTGTTCGGCAAAATAAGAACGGAATTTCCATATTCGGAAAATCTTTACAACATGGATGAGTACAATGGTTCGATTAGAAACTCTTTAGATCCTTGTGACATCGACAAAAATTTCATAGACGAATGTTCTTCTTGTATATCTACCAAATTCAATATTTCAGTAGAAATAACCGATTTAAACAACGATAGAATAGCCGAAACAGAGTTGTGTATTCGTGAATTTGCTCCTTTTCATGCTCCGATACACAATATGACCATCATTGGCGGTTTCAATGAATTTGTCGAAGATCCAAGTGAATATGTTTATTCTTATCTTAAATACGAACTTGAAGAAACACACTTAGCAGGAGAAGGTCAAAAATACTTCCACAGGGCGATGATCAATGGACTAAATAAAAGAAAAATAACTCGCAGCGACTTAGCATCGTTCAGTGAAATTGTTTCCACGACATCTGGAACTGCATATAACGACAGCATAGTTCTTCATTGTGATAATGTTCACTTTAACGAAATAGGTCTTGAAACAGATGGTAGTGCCATTTTAGAAATAACATCTCCATTAGAATCTGCTGGTACATATGTTATATCCGACGTAGAACACAATGCCATCAAAATTACAGTCACAGAGCCAATTGATGCTTCTTGTAATTCAATTATGTCATCGTCTGGAGAACTGTCGTCTTGTGCGATTACATTTAGATTAATAAACAATGTGCTTAATCATAGTTCTTTATGCGACATAGAACAAAAGAACAGAAATTTGTTTTATGATGATAGCAATAATTTTAGTGCTTCAAATATAGCAACGCAAAAAGATGTAGACTCAGGAACCGCCACCGTCGCTTGGACGATCACTATAGATGATTATTCTGATACATATGATATTTTAAACATACTTCCTAGCGGAGAACTGTTAATCAATGATCCAACGCATACTCTGCCATCAAGTAACGATTCTAATTTAACATATTCAATTAAAGACGAATCGAGCAATACAATTTTTGATGGAACTACTGGCAAATTAACAGTAAATTTAGAGGCAGAAGTCACAGTTTTGAATTCTAATTTGATCCCAATCAAAAACATTGCATCAAAAGGACGATACCAGAAAATATCAACTACTTATTATGAAATTTTAGGTTTCGTTGAGGGTACTGATGATAAGTTTCTAATAAAAGGTTATTCTGGTGGCGATGCAGCTGGTCAGGAGCTTCTAATTTACAATATGTTAGCAAACAATGAGCTTGGCTACCTAAGTTATCGTGGATTGAAATTAGAGGCAAATAGCGATTACGAAACATCTCTACTGATTTCTAATGGAGAAAATGAATTATATCAACCATCAGTGGACAACAATAGATTTAAAGAGAATTTTATAATCGAAATTGATGGTAATAATTACTTTTTAAAAGAAATTAATGGAAATTCTCCTTCTGGAAAAACTACATTTACATTAGGAGGACCAAGTGTTTACTGGAAGACCTATTCAAATGGTGGTTCGGTTGTCGATTTTACAATTAGAAGATTCACTAAAACGGAAAACATAACAATTATGGGTCAACAATTTAATTTCCCTGAGCAAACATTTAAAAAACTAGACAGATCTGGTAACGATGTTGTCAATAGTTCAACAGAAACACAAATTCCACTTAGAGCTAATTCGCTTGATGGAATAGTCACTAAGATCGACCAACAAGAATCAATTAGTTTCGAAGTACAGTACGCTGATGGTCAAAAACAAGAAGGAAAATTATGAACATAGAAAAAACTGACACTAAATGTTACGGACATGTTTTCGCAAGAATAGAACATAAATGTGGCAAAATCGAAGAAATAAATTTTAAAAATACCATTTTAAAAAAGGGCAGAGAAGCCTTGGCATCTAGTTTGACAAACAATGTTGGAAATCCATATGATTTCTATATATCACGCATGATATTTGGAGACGGTGGTTACACATCTGGTCAAACTAAATATGTCGAATCATCTAGAAACGGTCTATTTGGAATCACTAGAGCTAGCAAGCCTGTCGTTTCTTCGCTTGATTCAAATGTACCAAGCCAAGCAACATTCACTTCAGTTCTTACTTATTCAGATGCAAATGGATATGCTTTAAATGAAATGGCACTTCAAATGAATAACGGTGAATTGTATAGCATGGTTACATTTCCAGACTTAACAAAAACCGATAGTATTCAAGTAGTTTGGAATTGGAGACTATCTTTCGTATGATGAAAAAATTATCAATTATAAAATTATATAACGAAGAATTTAAAAAAGACATAAATTATTTAATGTTGGATAATGAAGTTTTCGATTGGGGACCAGATCCAGAAGAGCTTCAAAATGCAATTAAAATGATAAATCACAACAACGATTTAAAAGAAACAATATTAAATTCGATTGTAGGTCATTTTGTAATTAGTTTTTCTGAATTTGTTGGGAAAAAAATGACATTAGACGAAATAAACACATCAATAGAAAATGGAAACATAGAATAAAATGATATTTTTCGAAGAAACCGATGATAGATTTTATGTTAAAGATTCAGATGCTCTTGAAGCAAACAAAGGCTTATTTGCCAAAAGAAAAATATTCAAAGGCGAATACCTTGAAATATCAGGTGTATTAGTCAAAAGAGAGTCAATTGCAGATTTGTGTACGCATTACGCTAACAGTTACAAATTTGCCGCAAGAATAATAAAAGAAAAGGATGGCAAAATCAACATTGGGGAAAATGTCGTCATTCCTTTGGGATATGCTGGAATTGTCAACCATACAAGCGATAGAGACTTACAAAATGTCGAAATACAATATTTAAAAAGAACAAAAAAGAACGAAAACTCTGATGAAGCTGTTTACTATTTCATTAAAGATGTGGAACCCGATAAAGAAATACTAGGAAATTACGGTAATTCTTGGGATTCGGTTCTAAATTGGGTAAATGAAACAAATAAAAACAAACAACCTTTAAAAGATTGGGAAAAATTTTTAAGTTATAATTTATACGATCTTGGATCGTTAATTAAAATGATATAAATTTATTGTTAAAACGATATATAATTTAGATATTTTATCATACGAGGTTAAAATGCCTGACTTATTATCATCAGAAGTTCCATTATATTCTTCAGAGTATCCATATCATTTTGTATATGACAATATTCCATTGGAAGCTCTCAAAAGAAGAGACGAAATTTTATCTTCTAGTTTAGACAGAAACACCTTAGTGCTAATTGATGCACAAGGAACACAGGGAAGTTTATCCAACAGATTAAATCAATCGATTGATGAAGATGGCAATTTAAAAGACACTGCAATCGATGAAGCATTGCATAACATTGCAGAACATTCGGATGGCACAAAGACTGTCAGCGAAGAAGACTTAGATTATTATGCAAACACACTTAATTACCTTTCATTAACAAATCCAGTTTCATTTGTAAGAATGATGAATGTGGAAAGAGACAAGCTATCGAGAATTGCCGATGAAGCAACAAACTTAAGCGTGGAACTTAATTTGCCTTCACAAATTATTTTGATCAACGATGGGTCCATAGAATTACAAAATTCCGATACCATCGAATGGTCGTTTACTGCTCCCAACATCATAAAGCCAGTAATTAATTTTTCAATCGATTTTGTTCACAGACACTATTACGATGTGGAACCAGTTACGGTTGATTATTTGAATTATTCTGTAAATGTTTTATCGACTCCATACATGGAAGGATCATTAAGGGTTTACATTAACGGCTCTAGACTTACGGAAAATTCAGAAATATATGTTTCTGGCTATACTCCTGAAAGCGACAATATATCAATAGGTTTTACTTCTGATTATGAAAATGGTACATTTTTTCTTACCAATGCGATAACCGATGATGATATAATTAGAATAGATTTTGATATTGCATTAAATTAAGGAGAAAATTTTGAAAAAACTTTTAGGTGTTCCCCAAGAATTAAATTGGGGGTTTATAATCATATGTGCCGATTCGAATCATATTAATTTAGAAAACACAATCAAATCAATCAGATCCAAATACGAAGATACATCAATAATGTGCATTTATAGCGAAGAAATAAAAGATTTCGACTTAGATTGCAAAGGGTTGAAATTTGTAAAATCAAAAGCAAATTATGCAGCCATGATAAATGCTGGCATGAACGCTACAGAAAAAGATTGGAATATAATTTTTATTGCTGGAACATATTTACAAAGAAATTATACAAAAAAATATTCAATGTTTATTGAATCTGATTCAGATGTGTTATTCCCAAATTATATTAGAAAATCAAATTTTATTGATGGAACAATAAATGGTTTGTGTATTAGTAAGAATTTATTCAATAAAACAGGCGAATTCAATGAAGATTGTGAAAAAATAGAACATTCAAAAGCCGAATGGGGGTACAACGCAATACCTCATAATGTAAAATTCAAAGCTGTTTGTCATTTAAAATCGACTTAGAATTTCTATTTTATAGAACAAGGAAAAATCATATGAATAATGATTCTGAAATCACAAACGAATTAAATAGCTTAAATTTAGAAAACATGGTTAATCGCCATAGTTTTTTCCAATTAAAATATTTTCTTTTAGGCAAAGAACCAACTCATCAAGCGAGATTATGGCAATGTTTGAGAGAAATAGATGCTAGAAAAGATTCTTGGGAATCAATATTACTTGAAATAGATGATGTCAAAGACGATTTAAAAATCTTTGATTTAAGTTTAGAAAGGCTAGAATTAAAAAAACAATTCAAGAATTTGCATAATGAGAAAATACACGAAATAAAAATTTCTAAACTAAAAAGAAAGAAATTTTGTACTGACAAAAATCTAGATAAACTTATTATAAAAAAGAAGAATCTTTTAGAAGAAATAGATTTCTTTCTTAAATCATATAAGAACCTAGAACAAGCTGAAGCCCTCAAACCTTTTGATGATTTAGAATCCCAAAAAGACTATTGGGGTCAAAAATTGTTACAAAAGTTAAATTTACGAAAAGTCATGGGCGTTGCACCAGATTTAGATGTTTTGGAAACTATACTTTTGTTGCCTGATGATGTGCCAATAAAACAACAAACTTTACTTGAAATAAATAAAAGACATGAATTTATTATAAATAAAGCTAAGGAAATTATGGGGGATTAATGGCGTTAATACAAAAACTAACTTCTTTAGACGTTGGATATACCACTGGAGACTTATCGTTATTTCCAGAAGTAATAGATACTAAGGCTTACTTATATCCTGCTAAAAATAACTCTGAAACATTTCTTTTGTATGCTGCGAACTACACCAGTAAATACTTACTTGTAGAAAGTACAGATGGATTTCCAGACCAAGGAATTTTACGAATTGGATCTCCCGTAGGAACATACGGCCCATCTGAATTGATTTACTACAACACTAAAGCAAAAGGAATATTTAGAGATTTAATAAGAGGATTTGCTGGCTCACGACAATCACCTTGGAATGTAAAATCAAGTGTTAGTTCTGGAGTAATGGCAGAACATCACAATTCCATTAAAGACGCTGTTATAAAAATAGAGAATAAGCTAGGCGTTAAAGATTTTCCAGAAGCAGAATCATTAAATGGAATTCTTAAAGAATTAGAAGTAAAATTCATAACTCCCAAGGCAATATTTAGAGCGTATCCAATTAAAGGCAAATCGCCATTGAAAGTTCGTTTTCAAAACTTCAGCACAGGACCCATCATTAGATATTTATGGGATTTTGGTGATGGCACTACATCGATTGAAAAAAGCCCAACCCATACCTATCTCAATGAAGGATACTATACCGTTAAATTAAATGTTATAAATACGCTTGGAGCGCAAGCTATTTGTAAAAAATCAAATTACATATTAGTCGACAACACAGAAGTTCAACCTTTTTTTTATGTAACTCCAGCAGTTGGAAGTTCAATAGAAACATCTGGAGTTGGAGCTACTGAATTTGAGTTTGTAGATCAAACCGAAGGCAACATAACACAACGATATTGGGTTTTTGGTGGGGTCGTTTATTACGAAGGAGAAAGAATAGAATCTGGATCTATTAATGTTACAGATCCGAATGTTCACAATGTAAAAGTAACATACGAATCACCAAGCGAATACGATCCTTCGCTTCTTGTGATTTTCGATAATCAAAATCAAAAAAACACTTACTTAGAAAAATCAATATTGGTGCAATAAAATGACATTACCATCAGCAATAAATTACCCTGTTGACTTTGATTCGGATAACAATCTTTACGCTGTCCATGACGGTTTAAGAGTTTTTCTTACCGATGACTACAATCCCGGAGACACGAGCATACAAGTCGCTGGAGATACTGCTACGTTAAACAGATTTCCCCCAGTAGGAATCATAACTCTTGTAGATCAATGTAGCGATCCAGAATTAAGAGCCATTTCTTTTTATTACAAAAGTAGAACTACATTTACATTTAATGAATTAGAATTACTTTCTGGTTTTACCGACAATGTAAAATACAAAGATATAACAAATGTCGTTCAAAATGTCATGGCAGAACATCACAATTCAATTAAGGATGCTGTTGTTGCTATACAGCAATTTGCTGGAATCAAAGGAACAATAGCATCGATGCCACTACAAGGAACTTTAGAGGAAAGAATAAATTTTTTAAGAAAGATAACATTAATTCCAAGAGCTTGGTTTAAGGCTACGAGCAAAACTGGATTGGTTCCTTTGACAGTTGAATTCGAAGACCTTAGTTTTCGTCTTGGAACTGATGGAACTACAGGTTCAATAACACGAATTTGGGATTTTGGAGACAACACAGGACCTTCTATTACAACAATCGAAGCAACCGAAGGCCCTGTTACTGAAGAAAACGTATTAGTCAATGATACCGATGGCGGTAAAATTAAAAAAACTTATTCGAAACCGGGTTTTTATGATGTTTCACTAACTGTTACAAATAAATTCGGAACAGACACCGTTACGCTCCCAAACTTCATAAACGCTAGAGTACAATCTCCAGATATTGCATGGATATATTTCCAACCAAAACTTGGACAAATTGTAGACAACGGAGACATTTCAAATGATGTTTATCCTTCCTTAAGAACCAGAGCAGATAGTTTAATTGATATCTACATTCCACTAAACCTTGGAATAAACCCATCTACAGGAAAAACATATTCTGGAGAAACAGTCGTTGGATCAACTCCTATAGATCCTATAACATCGTATACTTGGAATTTATCAGACGACTTAGATCATGGTAATTCATCTTCAGCCAAAGCGTC